TGCAAGTCTATTTGTGCCTGTTTTAACAGAATTCTCTTTCTTCTGTAGCACTTCATATTCTAATGCAGCTATCAGTTCATCTATAGTGTACTCATTTTCAGCAAGAATTTTATCTAGTTTAGCTTGGCATTCGTCCTTCTGAACTCTTAAAGTTCTGCCTCCTGTAAAATTCTTGCCTTTATAAGTGAATATATCTGTACCTGGATAGGTTTTCCACCATCTATCAAACTCTGCAAATGTTTGTGTCTTCTTGATAATCTTACTAGTTTTAGCTCTTGAGTCCATAAATTCCAAAAGCTTCTTACCAATAACTGTCACCTTGTAGTTGTCTGAAACCAATCCCTTTCTATATATTGTTTGACATAGAGCCTGAAGCTTGGGAGTGGATTCACACAATAATTTTACATTATAATCTTCATCAGCCAATTTAAGGAGAAACACCATATCTAATGTAAAGCCTTCTTTAAGAAGCTCCTCAAAATGGTAAGCTGTCACCTTTATATTCATATTCTTTCTTTAAGATGTTATACTTATCAACTACTATTATTTCAGCAGGAAGTCTCTCAACCTCTTGCTCCATAAGGATCTTAGCCTCTAGCAAATATACAGCATCTTTTCTAAACTCATGTTCCCAATCAAGATTTATTTGTAGATCTTTCATTTTTATATCCTTTATTATCCCAAAAATAATCACATGTCACTTCTTCCCCATCCTTTTTAATTCTATTAAATGGTGGGTTAACAAAAAATGATTGACCAAATTCATCAGGTTTTGCTGTATATCTATGACAATTGTTCTTTAATGGACAATCATAAGCTCCTATAGAGCCTTTACAACAAGTTATATCTGGCATATTATTTAATTTATTCAGCAGCCCAACCAAAGAATATATATCTACCTGGTTGTTCTGATGTAGATTTCTTATAATCAACTGTTGCCACTGTTGAATCAACATCAACTAACACTTTCCTCATTACGATTCTAGTTTTCTTTTGATGTTTCTCTGTGTATGCTCTAGCAGATCTAATAGCACCTGTTTTATCAGGATGTGAAGCAATCATTTCACCTTCATAATAAGTTTCCACTTGATATTTAAGTACCCATTTCTTGGTACCAGGAGTGACAATATTATTTACAGTGGTTTTAATCTTATTAGTGTTCTCCTTAGGTGGTTGTATACAAATAGCAGCACATTGTCTTTTATTAAGCACTTCCACTTGATCACTTATAAATACATCTAAAGATTTACCACTAGATTTAAACTTAGATGTAAGATCTAACACTTTAAATGATTGTGTAGTGCTAATTGTACCATTGTATGGATCATCTCCTGATTCTATTGTTGCAGCTTCACATATTGCATTATATGTACTGTTCAAGGATCTACCAGATCCTGTTATCTTAAACCAACTTGCTCCCATAATTTTGATGTTTTAAGTGAAATAAATATTAAAAACGTTTGTGAAATAATCATATCTATCTGATGATGTTGTATTTATATCATCTATAAATGCATCAAATACATGATCATCTATCTTAATATCCCATTGTAACATTAGGGCTTTCCACATAACAAAGAAATCTGTCATGTCTAAGTCTGGAAGCACTCCTTCTAAGAACATATTATACATTACGTCTTTTAATAGTTCAAGCTTGTCTGTATATTTCTTTTTTCCTATTTCCATATATTAGTCTTTAATGCGTAATCCGAACTGTAAGTCAAACCAATTGAATGTATCTTCAGCTCTTGATTTATTGCATTTAAACACCTTCTTAATGAGAGGTACTGCATATGCTCTAAACTTATCATGCTGTTCTTGTGTCATGGTCCATTTGCTGTACCATTCTCTCGTCTTATAAGCTTCAGCTATTGTTTTACCAACTATTTCTAATTGATAGTCTAACAAATGTTCTGATATGTTTTCTCTATTGATCTTTGCCATTAGAATGAATTTATATGTTGAACTACTTCTTCCCAGTTTATATCTGTTTGTGTTTCTTTTAATAAAGTTACACTTACTTTAGCACATTCTTTAGCTGTTGTTATACCTGTATATGGATCTTGTCCTACAATTGGTAGGAAAGCCATTACTAATTCTGCTGCTTTTTTCTTATTATCCATTAGATTCTTTTAATTATATAATCATTAAATTTGTCTATATCAAACTTACTATCAATAGCTTCAAAGAACTTCTTATAAGCCCAATAGTAATCTGATGCTGTTGGATATCTATGTCCATTAGCTATGCAGTCATCTATTACTAGATCAGCTGCAATTTTAAATTGCGATTTACCCATAGGTTATTTGTTTTGGTTATCAAACAAAAGACACTTTTTAAAAATAGTGTCAAACGTTTGTTTTAAAATAGAGAAAGCTGGTTCTTGTCAATATTGACTTTCTTTTTCTTACCACCATATTCTATTTTACTAGTGATACGTTCAGCTCTTTCTATATAATACTTATAGTTGATGTTATCCAGAGGGTGATTGCTTTGTAGATTATTACACACTGTAGCTAGCCATTCTCCTGCTTCCACTTGACTTATGCTAGCTGCTCCACTATTAGAATCTTCATTCTTTACCTTCAACAGCTTTTCTCCTGAATTAGATACATAATACCTAATTAGCTTATTATACACTGTCTTGCTAATGTCTGTTATTCCTTCATAGTGGAAATCTTTGCTTGCTTTTTGTCTGAGGCAGAAATCAAAAATATTATCATGAGAAGTAATAGTGCTAGCAATAGGAATGTTATGTACATAATACTTTTCCAAAGCCATAGGAACAATCCTAGCACTCTTGTTCTTGTGTAATTCAAAGTCTGTAAGGAAATCACCTTTCTTTTTAACATCACCATTAGTTTTAATTGCTAGATAGTCATTAACAGTTGAGAATATAATCTTCTGATAATCAGTGCGTTCTAGCTCATATTTAGTTAATTCCATCCACCATTTATTGATGGTGTTCATTGTTTCTAATTGGTCTTTCTTCACCATAATAGTAACACCATCTGTATTAGCAGATATAACATGAATTCCATTGAGTTCATATTGCTCAATGAGCATCAACAAGCTTAATTCACCTGTAATAGTGGTGAACATAGTTAGTTGTCTGTCATAAATCCAGTTTTGCATATCACTGCTTTTCGATTTTGTTATCCTATAGGCTTTTTATCCTATAGTTCTTACAGTTCTTATTCCTGTAAGTCCAGCATATATTTTCATCCTTAAGGATGTTGAGCACTCGTGGGAGAATTATATTTATTCATCTCCTATGCGTTACACTGACCAATAGCCTTTCGTAATCTATTAGTTTAGCACGGTATTAGGAATCACACCCTTCACCGTTTTTGCTCAATTTTTCAATATGGATTTCTCCATAAAGCGGCTGATTGCTAAATCTCAGTCCTTTATAAAATTTAACAATTTCTTAACAACCGTAGACACTATTAACAGCAAGCTTTAGAGCTCCTACAATACCTGCTATCTTCTTATCTTTCTTAGCTAATGGTTTGAGCTCTAGTCTTTTCTCAAACATTGTTTTATATCCTCTAAGAAACTCTTTACCCAAATGTTGAGGGTATTTACCATTTGTGATGATAATGGCAGGATAGTATGCATTCCTGCCTCCTATAGTCTTTCAACTATAGCTGGACTATATCATCATTTAACTTTAATTCTTTTTTCCAAACAAACCCATAAATTGAAGGTTTATGACCTGAACAAACTGCATATATTTGCTGCCATTTATAAGAAAGATTTTGTTCTGTTATTTCTTTTACTGAATTCCATCTTCTTACAAACTGACCACTTTTATCATACTGATCAATATAATATTTAACTGTAGCTTCTGAAACTTTCTTTGCCATTTCTTTAGTAGCTTCTGGATTATCTTTCCAATAAGTATGACTAGATTTTTGTCTTTCTTTTGGATCTTTAAATCTTTTAATTTGAGCATCACTAAGTTTCTTTCTTGTTTCTTGAGAAACAATACAACCTGTTTCAGAATCTTCCCTAAAATTATATCCTTTTTTTCTATCAGTACATTTATAAATTCTTTGCCAATATAGCTCTTGTTCTTTTAATTGGTCAAGAGATACATATTCTATTATAAAGTATTCAAAGTTCTGTCTTCCATATTTGTGCCAAGCATTTATAAAATGTTCATTCTCATCTTTACTTCTTTTGTTAAGAAGATTAATATGCTGTCTGATTCTTCTATAAATACATTTAGCCTTTCCTATGTAAACTTTATTGTTTACTTTGTTTCTTATACAATATATACCGCTTTTGTCTAAGTGTTCTTTTCTATTTAATTTCATACTACAAATATATGTAGTTAGATGGATAGAACCAAGACACTCTTATTAATTAATTGTTAAATGTTCCCTGTTTAGTCTCTGAACCTTGATCTATTTCACTATAGACCCTTGGCTGCGGATTGTCCAATCTTAATCTTTTTTACCATACCTGAGTAGTTAGTTCAGCCACTATATGTATTTCTACTATAGCTTGGTAGATTAAGCTCTAAGGAGATTCCCGACAATTTAAGGAATTTTAGTTTCGCCATAGTGTTAACGAAACATCCCAATCAATAATTTCAGTGGACTCATCTGCTTCAAATATTTTAGGTTTATTTTCTGTATGAAGACCACCCTTAGCAAATGTGTATACATTATCATAGAATGGTAATGATTCTTTAAAATCATCTGTCATGGTGAACACCTGTTTCTTTACGTGCTTTAAGAACTTCTGGAGCTCTGGAGTGACAAATGTAATGTAATCAGCTATACAGTTACTAGCCTTCACTTCTTTTCTAAAGAACCCTTTCTTTGGTAGAGAATTATATGTAATGTTTTTCTCTTGACAATAGAACTTCTTAATCATCTCATCCCCTATCTTACTATCTGAATAGTTTAGACATGGAATGCCAAATTCTTCTTGTATATCTAGTCTAAGGGCTATTTGATTGTTTCCCTTGTACAATGGATGCTCTGTATCACCAGTGGTAATCTTATAGAATTCATGAGTGGCTTTAACATCATTATGACAATAGTAGATAGTTTCTAATATCTCTTGTTGTGTCATGTTTTCTTTAGCATGATGAATAGGCATTTCCTCAATGTTATCAAAGTCCATCTCAAACTCTAGTCTCTTTAAGCTAACCATCCTATTCTTATTTGAATAATGGTTTATCTCAAATATGTCCAAAATTTTAAAACTTAATTCTGATTCTCTATATTTAGGTAAAACTCCATAATTACTGTCATGAATAGTATCTTGTGCAACTTGAGCAATTTTAGTACAGATTTCTAAACTAGATAATTCATGCCAATCTCTACTAAATCTAATAATATGTTCTAACACTTGACTGTCAAATCTTAATCCATTATATGTTACAAAATAATGATCGTTTTTCTCTTCAAAGAATCTTATCATAATGTCTAACTGATTCTTATTCTTATTTAGCTCAAAATCATGCCATTGTTGAGTTTGTGGATCATAACATGAGCATAAGAAGAATTCAGACATAGTTTCTATGTCTGTTACAATTACTTTCATTTGCTTAATTTTAATGTTCTTAAATATGTATTCCTTCTCACAGCTCCTGATATATTAGATATTGTAACATTCAATATCTCTGATAGCTTATTAGAATCACAGTGTCCTATATAATTGTTAAAGCAATCATGCACTGTATATTTTCCAGAACTTGATTTTATTTGTTCAAATATATTATTCCAATATGATTTCACTTCGTTTATATCACTATTGCTATCAACAAATATATATCTGCTTGATAATGAATCGATTAAATTCTTCTTAAAGAATAGCACGTTCATTTTTCTATGTATATTAGGAGCAACTGTATTAAAATGATCAGCACATTTATATAAATCAGTGAATGTTTGGTAGTACTCTCCATATATAGTATAAACATCCATTGCTCTTTTAGGGGCACTATTAGACATTCTTATTCTAGTTTCTGAAGAAACAGCACACTTACCATCAGGAGCTGTTGGATCAATATTGTAACCAAATAGTCTATTATGACTGTTTAGTAGATTACACCAATAATTCTCTTGAGAATAAATATACCGTTCATTACATTCTTCTAATGTATCAAACATGAACTTATCTTCACCATATTTATTAAATGCTGATTGCAAATGTACATTTACATGAACATTGTTTCTCAATTGCCATTTATGTTCACACAATCTATTATATGTGTCTTTTGAAGCACCTATGTAAACTTTACTGTTCACTTTGTTCTGGATTATGTATACACCAGGATTACCTTTTTTTCTCATTATGATATTATCTTAATGAGCAAAAGTAAACTATATATTTGAAACTACCAAATATACATTCATATTATTCAATTTCTTCTATAAATTTAGGACCTTTTTGAACAAGTTCAATAAGAACGTTAATATCTTTTGCTCTCAATACACCAATAAATTCATTGTGGCTCCAATAATCATTGTATATATCTCTTGGTATTGCGTTCCATAATTCTGTATAAGGAGAATAATGAAACACATAATCGTATAGGTTATCCATAGGTTATAAGTTTTCTATTTCTTGTTTAACGTCTTGCCAATATTCTATATCAACAGGAACATACCAAACTACGCTTAATATTTCATCTACTGCTATTAATGCACATTTCTTGGCTATTTCAAACGATAAATACCACATTAAAGTACCTTCTTCAGGAAGTTTAGCAAATTTATTTACCAATTCTTGTGCTTTTTCTTTTGGTGTCATAACTTATTATTTTAAATATTTTGGTTTAAGTATTCGTTCATAGTAATCTATAACCTCTTCTTTGCCATCTCTACTAATTCTCCATGTTGCTGGAGCTTCTTTTCTACATTGCTCTATCCTTTCACGTTTGGATTTAGTTTTATCTGTATTATACTCATAATATAACCATGCTTCCCAATAATGATCAACTGCCTTCCTATCTCTAAACCCTACCATAAGAGCAATTTGGTAACCAAAGAATACAAATGATAACACAGGACCCCATTCATATCTAAAATCATCATATTTTGTTTTCCATCCTAAACTACAATAACTAAATCCTACTTTAAGTGGTACTGGTTTACTATAGTTTTTATATTCATCTATTAGTGTATTAGGATCTTTACCATAATGAATATGTCCTTTCTTTTGAGTACTCTCAGTAGCTAATCTTAAGCAAT